GACTAATTTCTTTGAGAAGCCATTTAAACCATTTTTTGGTGGTAACCTTAGATCTTATCTCTTTGAGTTAGCAGATGATGAAACAGCATATGATGTTTATGATAACGTAAAGAGAGTGATAGAAACATATGAACCAAGAGCAAATGTCGTGAATATAGAAGTAAGTGCAGATCCTGACAGTAACTCATTGGATGTAAGAGTAGAATTTAGTATCGTTAATACTGGCGAGGTAGTGGTAGTAACAACAAATATTTCGAGGCTGAGATAATGGCAACAACAATTCGTTCAACTTCACTTGATTTTGATGCGATCAAGAACAATCTAAAAACATTCTTAGAAAATCAAGATGAGTTTACTGATTATAATTTCGAAGCCTCTGGTCTGTCGAATATCTTAGATGTTCTCGCATATAATACACATATTAATGGTTTAACAGCTAACTTTGCCCTAAATGAATCCTATATTGGTACTGCTCAGCTTAGAAGTTCTATGGTTTCATTATCTGAAGGTATTGGTTATATTCCATATTCTCGTATACCATCACAAGGTATTATTAACCTTTCATTAAATCTTTCAGGTGTAGCAGGAAGACCTTCTGAGATATCAATTTCTGCAGGTAAGGTCTTTACAGCATCTGTTGATGATATTACCTATACATTTCAAACAAGAGAGGCAATAACAGCTGAAGATAACGGTGAAGGATTATATACATTCCTTACAGGTGATGAAGTTCGAAATATTTCAATATATGAAGGTACAGTAAAGACAAAGACATTTATTGCTGATGCACCAAGTCAGAATTCAATCTATGTTATCCCTGAAGAACGTATGGATACATCAACAGCTATTGTTCGTGTATATCCAACACCAACATCACTTTCATTTGCAAGATATACAAATATTATTGATGCAACAGTTCTCTCAGCAGGCAGTACACTTTATATCCTAAAAGAAGCACCAAATGGTTATTATGAACTTTCATTTGGTGATGGTGTTACACTTGGTAATGCCCCATCAGCTGGATCTAAAATTGAAGTAGAATATTTAGTTAGTGCAGGACCTGCTGCTAATGAGGCAACAGGATTTGCAAGCTCTGCAGATTATTCTTTTGGTGGTACAGATTATCCTTATACTGTTACAACAGTTACAGCTTCTGCAGGTGGTAGCTTTAAAGAATCAATTGAATCAATTCGAAAGAATGCACCATATCAATATGCATCACAGAATCGTATGGTTACTGCAGTAGATTATTCAACACTTATACTTAGAAACTTTGGTTCATTTATTAGTGATATTAAAACTTGGGGTGGTGAAGAAAACTTAGAAGCAAAATTTGGTACAGTATATATTTCAATTGTTTATAATCCAGATGTATCTGCAGCAACTATTACATCTCTACAAAGTCAGATAACTGATCTTGCAGAACAATTAGCAATTCTTTCATTTGATATAGAATTTATTGATCCTGTTACAACATATATTGAAACAGATACATTCTTCCAGTTTAATCCAAGACTAACAACACTTTCCTCAAGTGCAATTAGATCCTCAGTTAATAATACAATAACATCTTATTTTGCTACAGCAGTAGGTGAGTTTGATGAGGCATTCCGTAGATCAAATCTTCTAACACAGATTGATGAAGTTGATCCATCTGTTCTCTCAAGTAGAATGAATGTTCGTATGCATCAAAGAGTAGTACCAACACTTGGTGCTCTAAATGCTATTAACATTCGATTCCCACAGGCAATCAGATCAGTAGATGATACTGATTATATAATTACTAGTTCACCGTTTATCTTTAGTGGACAAAGTTGTATTCTTAGGAATAGATTAAAATCTAATACTATTGAGGTATTTTCAGTTACAACTGCTACAGTTCTTGTTGATAATGTAGGATCATATAATGCAGCGGCAGGAACAATTAATCTTTCAGGTTGGAGACCAGCATCAATACCTGGTGGGGTAAATTTTGTAAAAGTAAAAGCTATACCAGCTAATGAAAGTGCGGTCGTACCAAATCGTGAAGAGATCCTAGAATATGATCCAGCAGAATCTTTTGCAAGGGTAGTGGTCACATCGGCTACAAACTAATATGACTCATTTATATTACACAGAGAAAGATCTGGATAGAAGATCACTCGGGATACTTGATACTAGACAGGTAGAGAAAGTTGTACCTGAATATTATCGTGAAAGATATCCAACTCTAATACGTTTTCTTGAGTTATATTATCAATGGGCTGACTCAGATGTATCACCCTCACATCTAATACAAGATCTATTTCAATCAAGAGATGTTAATCAGGTACCTGAAGAATTACTTGACTATATTGAAGATGAACTTCTTCTCGGTCAAGCATACTTTGGTGGATTCCAAAATAAGAGAGCAGCTGCTAAATATTCAAATATATTCTACAGAACAAAGGGTACGAAATATTCTATCCAACAGTTTTTCCGTGCATTCTTTGGTATTGATGTTGAAGTTCAATATCCTAAGTCACAAAGATTTATTGTAGGTGAAAGTCAAATTGGATTTGAATCACAAAGATTTTTAACAAACGCAGAACTATATCAAGTATTTGCACTATTAATTAAATCTGAATTACCTCGTAGTGATTGGGAACAGGTTTATAAATTATTTGTACATCCTGCTGGTATGTACCTAGGGGCAAGTCTTCAGGTTGTATCTGTAGCAGATATCACTCCTGGTACAGATTCTGCTGAACCACTTGATGTTGTACGTGTAGCAGCAGATACTGCTACTACAACATTGAGTGCAATCTCTGATATCACATCAATTGTTACACAGGATTCTGATACAGATTATATTAGACTTGATGCAAATCGTATTGAAACATATCAAACACTTACACTTGGTGAACTTGATAGTGCATATGATAATATTGCTGAACTTGTTCAAACTAATTCCTTTACCTTCGATGAAGATTCAGATGGAACAGAATATGCAGTTATGAGAATGGATAATACCCGAGAGGAAATGGACGAAGTAAATTATCAGTATTATGATAGTTCTACTTAAAAAATCATATAAATAAAGTCAACTAGTTTATTTGGAATAAAAGATGACGAGACAACATATCAATATTGGTACTACAGCGAATGACGGAACAGGTGATCCGTTAAGAACTGCTGGGGATAAAATTAATGATAACTTTATTGAGATTTACCAACTTCTTGGTGGTGATTCCGATATTCCTATGGATAAAGTCTCCTTCGATAGTACAGGTATTGTCTTTGAGGGTACAACTGTTGATGACTATGAAACATATTTAAGAGCAGGTAATCCATCTGGTGCAGATGTTCTTCTTACCTTACCAACAACAAGTGGTACTTTAATTGCAGATAGTGCAACACAGACTTTATCTAATAAAACTCTTTTAACACCAAGTATGACAAATCCTGTTATTCAGGATTCAGCAAATGCAGTTTCACAATATACAATTGTCGCCGGAAATATCCAGGCAGACTATAATTTAACATTACCAACAATAACAAGTAGTGATACATTTACACTGAATGCTTTCACACAAACATTAACAAATAAAACTTTAACAGCACCAGTAATATCAAATGCAATTGTTCACGGATCAGTTCAAGATTCTGCTGGATTAGAATTAGTAACATTTACTAGCACAGGTTCAGCAGTAAATGAATTAAGAGTTACAAACTCAGCTACTGGATCTGGACCTATTCTTACAGTTTCAGGTGATGATACAAATATTGACCTTCAATTAACAACGAAGGGTACAGGTACAGTATTATTTAACGATGCTCAAAGGCTTGCATCAGAAACTCTTACTTCATCAACAGCTATTAATGTTGGTGTACCACTAACAATTATTAATGCAGGGGGTGGTACAGCAATGACAATGGGTGATGGTTATGGAATAGGACATGTTAAATCTTTACTTAATATAGGAGCAGGAAGTAGCACAATCACACCAACGAATTTAGGTAATGGTACTACTGTTACCCTACACCAATATGCTTCAATTGATGCAGTGTGGCAAGGTGCAAATTGGTATCTAAGAGGATTAGATTCTTCAGGTGGTCTTGGTAACAGAGTGATAGTGGCTTAAGAGGATAACAAATGACAGCAGTACTTAATCAACCAGCTAAACTTCTATTAGCACAGAAACTTCTACAAGAAGATTCTGATCAGAATTATTATGTAGCAATTGGACGAAGCAATGATTGGGACAGTTCAGATACTGCACCTACACCTATCTCCACAGAAAGAGAAGAAAGAAATCTTCGTTTATCGATGCAATCAATGAAATCTGTACTAGCATCCTCACTGACAGTTCCACGTAATGCTTGGTCATCTGGTACAATTTATAGTAGATATAATGATAATCAGGAAGGTAATGAACCTACACAACCATACTATGTTATGACTGATGAAAATCAAGTATATGTTTGTATTCAACAAGGTAGAACAAACGCAGGTGTTGCTAAGACTTCTACAGTCAAACCAACTGGTACTGCAACAGAACCATTCCTTACTGCAGACGGTTATATTTGGAAGTTTCTTTATTCAGTAGGTACACTTGATGCTACTAACTTCTTAGCTGCTAATTTTCAACCTATTAAATATGTAGAAGATTCAGCTGCTGCTCCGGGATTAACAGCATCTGAAGTAGAACAAGTTGGTATTCAAAATGCTGCAGATTCTGCACATGAATTAGTTGGTGGACTTATAGTTAGTGGTGGTTCAGGTTATGTTTCAACACCAGCAGTAACAATTGTAGGTGATGGATCTGGTGCTAAATTACAAGCAACTATTAATGGTGGTCAAGTATCTAAACTTGAACTTATTGATTCCTCTGGTACAATTACAATGGGTAAGGGTTATAACTACGCAGAGATTCAAATTGCAGCTCCAGCAA